AAAATATATATTTATACATGCAAAGATAAAATTAGAAGTCAATTAGAAGAAATTTTTATATCATATGGACATAAAACATTATTGCAACCAGGAAATCAAAATAAAGTATTATTTGATGATTTAAATTCTCAAAATGAAGAAGTTGAAAATTCTCAAAATGAAGAAGTTGAAAATTCACAAAATGAAGAAGTTGAAAATTCTCAAAATGAAGAAGTTGAAGAATTAGAACTAGATTTTACAAAAATAAATAATGAAACTAAAGCTCTATTAGATAATAAAGATTTTGTATTTTTAGTTAATGTATATTTAAATAAGCCAGAAATATTCAAGACTTTTTATAAATATATTTCTTCGGGAAATATAGTAATTAATAAAAAAGAAAAACTTATATCAGATGAAGAAATTTTAGAATCGACTAAAATAATATTAGATTTAAATTTAGGATTCTCTAAAGAAGATATAATTAATGCACTTAAAGATACTGGAAATCATATAAATTTATCGATAAGGTACCTTATAATTAAAAAAGTTGAAGAAAAGATTTAAATAAAAGATTATTATTACTTTATGACTACTAAAACTGATAATAGAGGATTTTGGGAATATTCTATATTCCAAAAAATAGTAATACCTAATGAAGAACAAAATATTAAAATAAGTTTAAAACCAGAAAATAGTTTTAATCCAAATTTGGTTCATCAATATATAAGTCCTGAACTTTCTAAATCTGAAAAAATATATAAAAGTAAAATTAATGATCCAAATATAAAATTAAATAAAGCAGAACAAATTATTTATGAAAAATATTTTTATGATTTAAATGAAACAATAAAAAATGATATGATTGAAATTGAAAAAAAAGGCGCTAATGCAAATTTAAAAACAAAAGAAGGAAAAATACATTTAATGATGAAAATATTAGATAGTGAAATAAAAAAGAATAATATTGAGATTATTGCTAATATTTTCTTAAGATTAAAAGAAGATGAGTTTGAACTTACTAATGAAATGAAAGAAAAATATAAAAATACAATAATAAATATGAATAATATATTAAAGGATGTTGATTTGATTAAATTTCAATTTGAAAAATTATATTCACAAATGCCCCCATTAAATGAAAAGAAATTTAGAAAATTTGATGATTGGCAGATTGATGTCATAAAAAATATAGATGATGAAAAATCAACTATTCTTTCTGCACCAACATCTGCAGGTAAATCAGTATTAGCTGGTTATACAGTAACAAAAGGAAAAACATTATATATAGTTCCAACAGATGCATTAGCTTGGCAAATTTCATCTTATTTATCAGGTATTTTAAATAATGATGTTCCTATTATAACATTAACATATCAAACAATACCAAAAAGAGATGAATTAGTAAAAAAAATAAATACATCAAATGCAATTGTAGGAACTGCAGATTCAATATTAGATATTTTGCCTTTAATAAAAACAAATTTTAAGTGGATTATTTATGATGAAGTTCATATGATAGGTAAAAATGAAGGTTTTGCTATGGAATCAATAGCAAAAATTTTAAATGATGTTCCATTTTTAGCCTTAACAGCTACAATTGGTAATGTTGAATATTTAGAATCATGGTTTAGAAAACTAAATGATAAACCAATACAGACTATTATTTGTAATAAAAGATTTTTTAATTTGCAAAAGTATTATTATGATGGTAAAACTAATCAAATAAGATTAATAAATCCTTTATCTATGGTTTCAATAAAAGAATTTGCTGATCAAACGATTAAAACAAAAAATCTAGATCCTACACCAATTGATACATGGTCATTAGTAAATAAATTAATTGAACATAATATTAAATTAAATGAGTTGCATCCACATAAATATTTTGAGGCAAATGAAAGAATAGAATTTTCAAAAGCAACAAAATATTTTTATGATTTGATTAATTTTTTATCGAATAATTATGCAAACTTTTCAAATGTAATTGATAAAATATTAACTGAATATTCTGATATTAATGTTAATATAAGAACAAATTTTATAAAATTAATGAAAGAAATAAATAAAGAAAATAAAGGACCTGCTATTATTTTTCAACAAAACACTATATCCTGTTTAAAAATTGCAAGAAAATTATCAGAACAAATTGATAATTTAGAAATTAGAACATATCCAACATTATTTGAAGAAAGAATTAAAAAGGAAAAGCAACAAAAAACAAATAATAAAAAAATAGAAAAACTGGAAAAAGATATAACAGCAAAGCAAGAGTTAAAAAAAATGTTGGAAGAAAAAACTGAAGAAGTTATTGAAGAAAATGAAAAGATAAATTCACCACATCCAGATTTTATTTTCTCAAAAGAAAAAATTAATGATATTTTAATTGAAGAATATCATAAAAAATTTAAAAATTATTTTCCAAATAATAATGGTAATTATCATTTTTTAATTAGATTATTATGGAGAGGAATAGGAGTTTATGTTATAGGTTTACCAGATAATTATTTAAGACTAGTACAAACGTTAGCAAATAAAAAAAAATTAGGTTTTGTTTTTAGTGATATATCACTGGTATTTGGTGTTTCTATGCCATTTAGAACTTCTATTATATATACTGAAGAAAATATGGTTGATAATTTAGATTCGATGATTTATCATCAAATGGCAGGTAGAGCAGGTAGAAGATGTTTAGATAAAGAAGGTAATGTAATTTTTGTTGGTTATTCTTGGGAAAGAATAAAAGAATTATCTAAAAGTTCAATTCCTAATGTTTCTGGACTTTATAAACCAATTTATACATTTGATTGTGCATCTGTTTTATCAAAATTATCTAGAGATTATAGTTTTGTAAATAATAATTTATTATTAGGTAATAATAATAATTTTAATGAAATCATTAAGAAAAATTATGAAACTATTTGGTTAGATTATAAACCAAAATATAATATTGAGGATAAACCTGATGAAAAAAATTTAAATTATTTACAATGGATTTTAAGATATAGTAATGATTCTATAATATCATGTGTGTTAATACCATTTTTACAGAAATATTTTGGTAATTCTAAACCAAATAATGAACCTGATCAAATAGAATTAGCATATTTTTTATGCAATTTTATTGATATTAAATACACCAATAATAAATATGATGATTTAAATAAATTTTGTTCACAATTTAGAAAATTTAATCTTTCAGAAATTAAAAATATTTTAGCTACCAAAGATATAATAATCAATAATAATATTGACTGCAGAATTTGGATATCAATAAGAAATAATTTATTAGTTGATATTGATGATGAAATTCTACGTCAAGATCTTTTTCATTATAATATTAAATTAAGAGCTTTACAACATTATTTTTTCCATACAAAACAAATAACATTAGCAAAATTATTTGGAAAATTATTAACCAGAATTTGGTGGATTTATCATTCTAGTTCACCTGTTATTAGATTATCATAATTTTTTTATCTAAGTAATATTAAAATGACAACTATTTATGGTACAGTTGGGTATACTTTTTTAAAATCAAAAGAAATTAAAGATCCTCCTTTTATTTTGATTTTAGCAGATATTCATTCAAAATTAGACTATTGTGATAATTTTATTCAAGTATCAGAGTGGTTAAAAAAAAATATGAGTAATGTTAACATTTTATTAGAAGAAGTTTCTAGAGAAGATTTTAAATTAGGTGAATTATGGAGTTCTTCAGATCATACTATTAAATTAAAAAATTTATATTTAAATAATCAAAATAAAATATTTGATATAGATATTAGACCTTACCTTATTCCATTTTCATGGGAATTATTAGAAGAAAATAAAAATTTAAAAAATATAACTTTTAAAAAATATTTAGAAGTATTGAATGAATTTTTATTTGTTAAATTAGACAAGATTAAAAATAAGATATATAATGTTTATAATAGTAAATTTTTAAATAATCATAAATTAAAAATACATTTAATGCAAATTCGTAATAATTTTATTTTTTTTTTAAATACTAATAAGTTATTAATGGATAATTATATGTATGATATTTTTAAAAATTATAAAAGTATCCTTATTGATTTAAATTTAATATTAGATAGTTGTATGGAATGGTATTCAATAGCAAAAATGTATGATTTACAACTTGATAATAATAAAAATTTTATTATTCATACTGGATTATTTCATTCAGAAAGAATTATTCAAGTTTTACAAAAAATTTATAAATACGATATTCTTGTAAAAGATGGTATAAATGATATTGATGATGCAGAAAAATATAATCATAATGGTTGTATTTTATTACCAGATATAATAACAGAATCATTAACTAAAAAAGATTATTTGTAATTTTTTAGAATAAGTAATAAAATATTATAAAAAAATTTCTTATTATATAATATAGTATTAAATGAGTAAAACTATTTTCAATACTCATGATTATAGTTCTGGAGATGGTATGTTAACATCAGTTTGGGGACCACCCTTATGGCATGTTCTACATACTATGAGTTTTAATTACCCAGTTAAACCAACAACGGAACAAAAACAGTACTATTATGAATTTTTTATTAATTTAAAAAATATTTTACCTTGTAAATATTGTCGTGACAATTATAAATCAAATTTAGAAAAATATCCATTAACAAAAAAAATAATGAAAAATAGAGATTCGTTTTCTAAATGGGTATATAATATACATGAATTAATTAATACAAATCTTGGGAAAAAATCAGGACTTACATATGAGGAAGTTAGAGAAAGATATGAACATTTTAGAGCTAGATGTTTGACTGATCCAAAAGAAAAGATATCAAAATCTTCTAAAATTGAAAAAGGTTGTACTGAACCATTATATGGTGTTAAATCAAAGTGCACACTTAATATTGTTCCTAAAGATTCAAAAGTTGAATCATTTAAAATAGATAAAAAATGTATTTTTAGTAAGTAATTAAATTTATAAAATTTTTTTAATAAATTTAATTATTAATCAATTCATTATTTTGTTTTTGTAAGTCATTTAATTGTTTTTTTAATTTAATAATTTCATCATCAGATAAATCAACATCATCAGAATCTGTCTCAATATCATATTGTTGTTGTTGATTTTGTTGTTGTGCTTGTTTTTCCTGTTGCTGCATTTGTTGTTGCTGCATTTGTTGTTGCTGCATTTGTTGTTGCTGCATTTGTTGTTTCTGTATTTGTTGATTTTCCTGTTGTTGTTGTTGTTTTTGTTGTTGCTGCATTTGTTGTTGTGCTTGTTGTTTTTGTTGATTTTGTTGTTGCTGCATTAATAATTGTTGTTGTGTTTGAGCTTGAATTTGGGCTTGTCTTAGCTGTTCTTGTTGAATTTGGGCTTGCCTTAGCTGTTCTTGTTGCATTTGTAATTGTTGTTGTTGTTGTTTATCATTATTTTTATTACTAGCTATTGATAATTCTTGTATTTGTTTTGACATTGTATTTTTAGTTTGTTCTAACTGTAACATTTGTTGTTGTATTTCTTGTTGTAATTGTTGTTGTAATAATATTTGTTCATAAATATTTTTTTGATTTTTTTGTTGGGATTCATTATGTTCTAATAAATATTTATGCAATTGTATCATTTCTTTTAAATTGATTTTAAAAGGCTGATCATTTTCATCCAAAATATGGTAATCTTTGTTTAAATCTAATATATTTTTTTTATCATAATTATCTTTATTATCACTTTCAGGTTCAGTTTCAGGTTCAATAATATTTTGATTGTTTTCAATATCTTCATTTTTTATTACATCTTTAATTTCAGATTTTTCTTTTTTTTCTTTTTTAAAAGAAAAATAATTATTTGAATATAAATAATATAAAATACCAATAAATATTATTCCAATAAAAATATACAAATTATTTCCAGATAAATAATTGGTCATAAATGAAAAATATCCATAACTTTCTGCAGTGTTATTAACTGGATGAACTATAACAGGTATATTTTCTTGATTAACATTTTGTAAATTTACTTCAGCTGATACATTTGTTGGTGTATTATCATTTAAATTTAATTTTGATAAGTTTACTTGACTCATTATTAAAATTAAATATAATTTGTATTTTTAAAACTCACCCAAGTAAATTTATAAAAATTGAATTATATATATTCTAATATAATTAAATTTATATATGACTAAAAGAAAAAAAATTAATGATTTTATTGAATCTGATAGTAAAAAACAAAAATGTGATTTTATTTCAGCATCATCTATTAAAAATTATATGAACAAAGATCCAATTATTGATTTTTTATCATATTGGCATATAAATGAATTAAATCAAAAACCAGATAGAAATAGAATTTATAATAATTCAGAAAAATCTGAATTTTTAAATCATTTATTTGATAATGGAATTAAATTTGAAAATGATATTTATGAAAAAATTAAAGAAAATCATGATATTATTCAAGTATTTAAAAATATTAATGATTTATATATTGAAAATTATGAATTAACAAAAAAATATATAAGTGAAGGTATTAATATTATATATCAAGGAGTATTATATAATATAGATAATAATACATATGGGGTTGCAGATTTATTGGTTAGATCAGATTATATTAATATTTTAGTACCAAATACAATCAATGTCGAAGAAGAAAAAATAAACAATAAATACTATTATTTTGCAATTGATATTAAAAATTCAACAATTGAATTAAATAAAGATGGAATTTATGTTTTAAACTCAAAAAATTTACCTTTTTATAAAGTACAATTATTAATATATACTGAAGCTCTATCTAATATATTAGGAGTAAAAATAACAAAAGCATTTATATTAGGAAGAAAATATCATTGGGGACAAATTAATTATGAAACTAATAATTTTTTAAAATTAGGATTAATTGATTATAAAAATATTGATTTTAAATATTATGATTATTTAAATGATAGTATTAATTGGATTAAAAAACTTAGAACAAATGGAGACAAATGGAAGTTATTACCCAAGCCATCTGTTGAAGAACTTTATCCAAATATGAAAAATACATATGATTTAAATTATAGAAAAATTAAAAAAGAATTATCTGAAAATATAGGTGAACTTACACAAATTTGGAATGTTGGTGTTAAATTTAGAAAATTTGCACATAAGAATGGTATTTATAGTTGGAAAAATAATAAATGTAATTCAAAAACATTAGGATTTAATAATAATTCATCAATAGGATTTATTGTTGATAAAATTATTAAAATTAATAGATCAAATAAAAATATAGAACCAAAAAAGATTTCATATAATATTAATAATTGGAAAATTTGTCCTAGTGATACACTTGAGTTTTATATTGATTATGAAACATTAATATATAATGAAAAAAGCTTTATTTTTATGATTGGTATTGGATATGAGGATAATGGATGGAAGTTTAAAAATTTTCATCTTAAACAATTATCAAATGAAAATATGAATATAATGATTCATGAATTTTGGGATTTTGTTAAACAAATTTTAAAACAAAAACATAAAAATGAAAGTAGATTTATTCACTGGACCAAAGCAGAACCCTCACAATATTATAAGTGTGTTAATAAATTATTATATCCTTATAAAAATTTTATAGATTTATTTGATGTATTTAAAAAAGAACCAATCGTTATTAAAGGAGCTTTTAGTTTTTCATTAAAAGATATTGCAAAAGCAATGTATAATAATAAAATGATTAGTTCATGTTGGTCTTGTGTAGGCAAAACATCAATTAATTGTGAAAATGGTCAAGATGCATTAATATGGGGACTAAAACTTTACGAACAAAATAATATTATAACTGATGATAATATTATTTTAAAATCAATTAGAGATTATAATGAAATAGATTGTAAAGTTATGTTTGAAATAATAACATATTTGAGAAATAATCATATTTAATTCTAAAAATAATATATTTTGAACAAATTAAACAAAAAAAATAATATAAATTTACTATAAATAGATGCTCTTGTTTTAAGTAAAAAGTAAAAATTTGAAAAAATATAAATTATTAAAGTTCCATATAAATATAAAATAACAAAATTAATTAGAAATGCAATTGATTCCTTATTATTAAAAGTATTTATTTCATCAAAAATGTAAATTTTTGTCATATATTTTATTTAGAATAATTATATTATGTAAACTTATATAATTATTTATGATAGTTATATTGAGAGGTCATATAAGAAATTCTTTTAATGATTTACAATTATATAATTTTATAAAATATTTAACTCAAAAATATGTTTTAGATATTTATATACATACTTGGTCAATTAAACAAAATAATATATCTTGGAGAATTATTAATAATGATTTTACAGAAATTAATAAAAAATATATTAAAGATTATTTTAAAGACTTATTTAAATTTGTAAGAAAAATAATAATTGAAGATGAAATAACTATTAATTTATTAGGAAATTTAAATGGTAAAATATTGTCATCAAAAACATCTATACTTGGTTGGAAAAGATATATTTATGGTCAATACAAAATGTTAGAATACATTAATGATTTAATTGAAAATAAAAATGATTTTGTTTTAAATACTCGTTTTGATTTATTTACAAATTCATATGTTTTTCCATTTGATGAAATTATTTTTTTTATTAATAATAATTATAAAAAATCTTTTACTAAAAATTTGTTTTTAAGAAATGGGGAATATTGTGGTATTGATAATATCATTTTAGGTAATATATCAACAAATTTTTTATTATTTTCGTATTTAAATTTTAATTTGGATAAAATAATATTAGATGAAAATCAAAATCTAATTCATCCAGAATTTATAATATCACGAGTTAATAATAAGTTATTTTTTATGTCTGATACTAAATAATTATTATAAAGTAACTATTATAATTCCTATAACCCAGTTAAAAATTTTTTATATTATATAATTAAAATAAGCTTAAAAAAGTTGTTTTATTTTGCATTTTTATTTGTTTTATTTTGAATTTCCATTTGTTTTCTTACATGTTTACCACTATATACGGTTTTTTTATTTTTATCTTTAGTTCCTTTAGTACCTTTATCACCTTTAATTTTAATATTACTATATTCCATAAAAAATATAATAAATATTATACAATAAAAAAATCAATTTTTTAGGAAAAACAAAAAATTAATTTAAAATTTAAATGTGTATAAACAAATAATTACATCAATATGTTATCCTCATTCTCAAATATAAGTTATAGATATTTATATATAAAATATATATAGAGAGGGGTTACCATATTTTTTAATATGGGATTTGACAAATTGCTAAACTTTATAAATAAAAATTTAAATTTTGATTCAATAGAAGAATTAAATATTGAAACAGAAGTAAAAAAAATTATTTCAAATAATATAATGTTTGATATTAGTTTTTTAATTTATCAATCATTGATTGAATTAGAAGAAGAAATAAATAATATAATAAAAATAATTTTATCATTACCATTTAATTTTTCAAATAATATTGTTCAAGAAAAAATTTTAGAAATAATATCAGAAGATCATTGGAAAGAATGTAAAATAATTTTTGATGGTGATGATGAAATAGAAATTATAAAAAACTTTAAAATAATATTAAATAAAAATAATTTATTGAATACTATTGTTTCAAGAAAAATTTTTAATAATATTACTAATAATATTAATAAGATTCATTGTGTTGAAATAATACAATATATAAATATTATATTTGATGGAATACCATCATTTTCAAAAGTTTTAGAACAAAGAAGAAGAAGATTAAGAAATTATATCGAATCTATAGAAAGGAAAAAAAAATATGATGAAAAATTTAAAGATTTAGAAAACACAATAGAAGAATTTAATGGTATAAATTATGATTATTTTAAATGGTTAAAAAATAGATTTACAATTGATAAATCATTTGGACCAATATCACCAATAATAAAGTTTTTAGAAGAATATTTATATAAACAATTACTTGATAAATATCCAAATATTAAAATATATATTAATCAAGGTATATATAATGGTGAAGCAGATTATAAAATATTTAAATCAATTTATGAAAAAAATTATGAAGGAGACATATGTATACATACGATTGATTCAGATTTAGTGCATCAAATAATTGTACAACAAAATTATTTTAATATAATTAATAAAGACATTAAACTTTCTGTTGTAAGATATAATTATAAAAATAATCATATTCAATATATTGAAGCATCAAAAATAATTAAGAATATAGATAAAGTATATTATGAAATATCAAATAAAAATAATAACAAACATATTATTTATGATATTTGTTTATTATTTTTATTTTTTGGAAATGATCATTTGCCATCTTCATATGAAATTGGACCAGAAATGTCCATAGAATATTTTTTAAAAATTCATTTAAAAATATTTAATAATGAAAGAACAATAATTAGAGTTGAAAATAATGATGTTATTTTTTCCTATGATGATTTTTGTTTATATTTAAAAGAAATTAATAAAAATAATGAATTAAATAAAACAAAAATATTATTAAGTAGATTTTTTAAAATTAATTATAATTTATTAAACTATTTTACTGAAAAGCAAGAATTAACATTAAACCAATTAGTTGAACTATCAAAAAAAATATTATTTGATAGTGGTAAAACAAGCAAATTATTAGATGAAGATGATATAAGAATTAAACTAATGAATAAATATGAAAAAGTTGATTTAAGTTTTGAAATAAAAATAAATAATAATGAATTTAAACAAAATTGCGAAAAGTTATTATTGATTTTAGATAAAACATTAGATGAAGATGATTATTGTGGTTTACCATTGTATAATAAAATTAAATTTTTATTATCAAATGATAATTACCAAAACTTATATAATTTATTTATTGATGATATAACAGAAGAATTTCAAAAAAAAAATAAATTAATATTTGATTATATAACAATAAATGATGTAATAAATAAAGAAAATGAAATAATAGATATTAATATAGAAGATGATATGTCATATTCATACTTAAAAAAAATTTATCAATTAGTAAAAACACTTTTTGGAAATATGAAAAATTATAATTGTAATAATTATACATATTATAAATATTATGAAACACCTAAACTATCTTCACTAATAAATTTTATAGAGAAAAATAAAAACCTAAATCTTGATATTGATCTACAAAATGAAAATGTAACAAGTGAAAAATATTTAAATTCAATAAATCATCATATAATTATAACACCATATATAAAATTGATGTTATGGAAAATAACAATTCCAGATATCGTAAATATGATAAATAATATAAATATAGAAAATTTATGGTATAATTATGAAGATAATTTTGAATTTAAAAATTTTAACATAAATACTTTTTTAAAATTATGGGAATTTAATACAAAAAATCTAAAAAAATATAATTTGTTAAATAATGAAATATATTTAATTGAATATGAAAACTAAAAATTTTATAATTTTATATAATGAAAATATGTAAAAAATTGTAATAAATCAATAAGTGGACTTATTATTATTAAAATTCTATCCATCTAAAGAAATAAATATATATACAGAAATATTATAAACAACATAATGAATTACTACTAAAAATAAATGATTTAAAAATTAAAAATGATAAACTATCAATTAAATTCAAAAATTAAAATATTTTTATCTATATATTATAATTAATTTATATATATATTTATGGAAATAAATAAACCAAATCATGATAATAGAATTATAAAATATAATCTACTAAAAAATAAAATTAAATGTATAAGTGTAAGTGATAAAAAAATAAATAAATCTTATATTGTAGCATGTGTTAATATTGGATCTACAGGCAATAAAAAATATTATAATGGTATTGCTCATTTATTAGAACATATGTGTTTTATAACAAGTAAAAAATATAAAACTAAAGGATATATTCATAATAAAGCAATAGAGTTTGGTGGATACTCAAATGCATTTACAGATGATTTACATACAGTTTATTATTATGAAATTTTTACAAGACATTTAGAAGAAATGATTGAAATATTTTCAGACTTTTTATTTAATTCAGAATTAAAAGAAGAATATATATTAAATGAGATGAAAAATGTTGATTCAGAACATAAAAAGAATTTAAATAATGACGGTTTTAGAGTATTTAATATTGAACACTTATTATGTGATGAAAAATCGGAATATAATGGATTTTTTACTGGATCATTAGAAACATTAAATAAAAAAGATATTAGACAAAAAATGCTAAAATTTTATAAAAAATATTATGTTCCAGAAAATATATCAATATGTATAATTTCTGATTATGATATTAGTAAAATTGAGAATATTACCAAAAAATATTTTGAAAATTATAAAAATAATAAAAATCCACCTAAATTAAAACTATTGAAACCATTTTATACCAAAAATATAAACAAAACATTTATTATTGAATCTGTTAATAAAACATTTCAAATTAAATATATTTTTGAAATAAATGAATTAAATAAATATAATGAAACAAAAATCTTTAATTATGTTTCATTTTTAATAAACTTGGATATGAAAAAATCATTATGTGATTTTCTTAAAATAAATAATTATATTAAATCATTAATTTCTTATTTTGAACAAAATACAGGTTTATTTGTAATACATTTAGAATTAACAAAAAAAGGTAAAGATAATATGTATGATTTAGATGGTTACTTGAAATATTATATAAATTTTATATTAGATATGGATTTTAAAAATATTTATAATATTATGAATAAGATAGATAAATATAACTATAATAATTTAACCAAAGAAGACCCAATAATTTTAGGTCAACTACTTACAGTAAATGCATTTATTTACAAAAGTAAAGATATTTATGATGGAAATTATTTAATACTTGATTATAAAGAAAGTCATATAAAAGATCTTAAAAAATATTTAAATTTTGATAATTGTTTACAACTTGTAATAACTGATGATTTTAATTATAAAAATTATTTAATAGATCCTTATTATGGTACAAAATATAAAGAAATTAAAAAAATTTCAAGTATAACTAAATCTTTTGAAATAAATTTAAATTTTGAAAATAAATATTTATCTAATGACTTAAATATTATTCCAGATTTAAAAGAAAATATACCTATAGAAATTAATAAAAATATTTGGTTTGGAAATACATCAAAATTTGATGAAAAAAATTGCTATATTAATATAATATTTTCTGATATAAATTTTTTTATTTCACCAAAGAATACAATTTATACTTATTTATCACTAGATATTTTAGATTTTCTACTTTCAAGAGAATTATGGAATGCTATTTCAGTTGAATATATATTTGAGTTTTTTATTGAACAAAAATTAAATCAAGTGTCATTACGAATTAATATTTTTAATAATTTAGAGCAAGGTCAAGAATTTATAAATTATATTTTAAATTTTATTATAACAAAAAATATAAAAGAATTATCAAAAGATTTTATAAAACAAAAAATTAAAAACTATTCTGATAATATTAAAAATATTAATAAAATGTCACCATGGAATTATATTGATTATATATTTAATTTAAATTATAAAAATGAATATGATACCGACATTTTATTAAGTGAAATAAAAAAAATAAATATTGATGAGTTTATATTATACTTTAATAATTTGTTTAAAAAATCAAATTGTGTAATATTTACATATGGAAATATTAAAAGAAATTTTAATTTTAAATTATTAAAAAACAATTTAAGTAATGATTATGATTTTACTACTTTTAATATTAATAAATCAATAAAAATAAAACATCCAAATAAAAATGAAAAAAATAATTGTATAAAGGTTATTTTAAAGTTAGGAAAATTAAATGATGTATTAATGTTACATCTAATATTATCTTTAATGTTTATTAATGAATTATTTTATAATAAATTAAGAACAGATAAACAATTAGGATATTTAGTTTCAACAAATTGGACAAAAATAAATGATGAATTTTATATATTTGAAAAAATACAATCAAAATATGATTATAACATTTTATATGACAGTATAACTGATTTTAATAAAAATATTATTAAATATTTAGATGAAATTAACATAAAAAACTGGATAGTGACATTAAAAGATCATTTAAAAACAAAAAATACAACTATATACAGTGTATTCCAGAAATATTCTTCAGAAATTAGTAAAAGAGAATTTAGATTTAAAAGAAATGAAGAACTTTTAAATAAAATAAAAAACATTACAGAAAATAGTATAAAAAAATTTATAAAAAAATATTTAGTTGATAATAAAAATACTTTTATAATATTCATAGAAAAAAATTAAAGTGGCTTACTAATAGTTCTACATTTCTCTACATTATTTTTATTAAAGGTTAAAGATACTGGATCATTTGTTGTATTACATTTTTCATCTATTAATAAACATGGTGCAGTACATTTACCATTATCATTCAAATTATATTCACAAGTAGTATAAAAATTGTTATCTGATAATTTTTGTATATATTTTTTCCCTAAAAATAATTCATTATTATTATAGAAACAACTTGATTTTTTTACTTCAATTTCATTAATTATTTTTATATTATTTTCATTAGAAAATTTTTCATTGTTTGAAAAAAATAATAATAATAATATAACAGTAAATATAAATAAAATCATATTATAATTAGTTATAAAAAAAATTTATAATATAATTTATTAAAATTAAACATTAACTGGAGGGAATGATGATGGTGTATATGGTGTTTTTCTACATCTATATTCACTATTAATTGTTAATACAGGTTTAATATTATCATAACAATCACCTTGACATGAGAAATCTATATTACATTGTTTATTATCAGCAATACCAAAATCACAAGTTTCATATGTTGTATTATCATTTGTTGTTAAAATAATTTTTTTACCTTTAATTTTAGGATCATCATTTACAGTGCATGTTACATCAGGTATTTCAGTTTCATTTACAATATTAAAAATATCATCATCTGTGCCATTTAATACAAAGTTTTCTGAGTTGGTAAAAAGAATAAAAAAAAGTAATAATATTAGAACAATAAGTATCATTATTATATTGATATTTAGAAAATATTTTAATTAAAATTAAAATTAATAATAATTTTTTAATTAATAAAAAAAAATCTTACATATAAATAATGACAAATATTAATGATAATTTAAAACTATATTATACATTTAGTAGAGAAACATTAGACTTTACTAGTGAATATTTAGTTAAAAATGTAAAAGGTACAAATGAAAATGCTAAATTATCAAATCCATTGTGTATTAGTTCTAAAAATACATTTTTAAGTGATATGAGTTTTATGTGCAGTAAAGAATTAATGCTACCCGAAAGTCAATTAGGAACATTAACAATACCATCTATAACATTAAATGAAGGATTTTATATGTTTTTTTGGTTAAATGTTATGAAAGTAGATAATAAAATATTTAATTTATTTAATATTCAAATAAAAAATAAGTATAGCATTAAAATAAATCATGATGATAAAAATTTTATAGTTGAAATAAATTTTAATGGTTCAAATTCAAGTATGAATTTAATTGAATTTTCAATTAATACAAAATATTTATTTGGAATAAAATTTAATAATAATAATGGTAGATTTTTAATCAATATTAACGGTAATAATATTTTTTTTTCTGAAAATTTTTTAATTACAAATATTAATACTTCTCAAACATATAAAAATATTACTTTTGGATCAGATGATGATGAAAAATGTGCATATTTTTACTTGAATGAAATTAGATTATATAATTCATTGAATGATGAATTGGTATCTTTAATTTATAACAATGGAAGTGGTGTAAAGCCAACACTATTTTTTGATTTAAATATACAATTATCGAGAGAAATCATTGGATTAAATGAAGAAGCAAATATAACATTTAATACAAATTTTACACGTTTACCGCTAAATTATGAATTATGTTTATATTGTAATAAAAAAAAAATTTCATACTTAAAAGATGGTATAAATGCATCAAATATTTTAACAGATAATTTAGGAATTAACAATTCATATAGTAATGAACAATTTATAAAACTTATTTATGTTTCATCTAGTGATAATACAATTAATATAAATAATAAAACAACTGGTATTAAAATTATTGATGTTCAAGATGTTGATGCAAAAACACAAGGACTTTTAGATTTAACAGATGATGCAGTTAATAACAATTATTTTTTAGTAGAGCTTAGTGATAATTCAATTTATATGGGTTTATTGGAAACAGATATGAGTGTAACACCATTTGTTCTAAATAATTTTACAACGGGAAAACAAAGCACAAATATTATTTTTAATGGTAATGAAACAGAAAAAATATATAATATATATACCTATAAATTTAGTGATAATAATAATATATATTATTATTTGGATAAAACACCTCAAAATAAAATTGATAATTTTAATTTACAATCATTTATTGTAGCAAATGGTCTATATTCTATTTACGCTGAATTTATTACTGAAAAATATAATATTATTCAATCAAATACTGTTAATCTTATTGTAAAAAGTCAACAAAAAAAATTAAAAATATCTGGTACACCATCAATTTTTGTTAATGATTATGGAATAATAAAATTAGAACAAGAAACACCAATTGATAATAATGTAACTACTGTGATGGTAAAAAATAATACAAATAATTCACAAATTGCATATAATTTAGAAAAAGATCAAAGCATATTTGTATTTACACCAAATGTTACTGGTACATACTACATTAGTGCAAAAAGAGAAGCAGAAGGTTATGGTCCTGTTTTATCCAATACAATAAGTGTTTTAGTTTATGATGGTAAACAAGACACAATATCATTATCAGCAGATCCAATTATTACATTTCCAAATAATATATTATTAACAGTTAATGAAACAAATATACCCGCAGCAACAAGATTATTTTATAAACATTCATCAGAAGATACATTTAATAATATTAAAATGGAAGCATTAAGTTATCCATTTAAACCATCAAAAATAGGTAGCTATTCTTTTTATGCATCAAGAAAATTAGTAAATTTTAAAGATGTATCATCAAATATAATTAATGTTTCAGTAATTGAAGGTAATCAAGAACCAATAACTATAAACTTAGATAAAACAAATATTTCATATGGTGAAAATTGTGGAATAATTATTAACCAAACAAATAGATTATCAAGTTCAAAAACAATTTTAGAAATTAATTATGAAAATAAAAAGATAGGTTGGGAAGAAATTATAACATTTTATAATTTACCATCTTCTTATTATTATTATAAAATTAATGGTACAGGAAATGCAACTATAAGGTTAACTAATGTTAGTTCATTATATTCAAACTTTATTTTAACTAAAAATATAGTAATAAATAAACTTGACCAACCAAATATTAAATTAGAATATCAATTAGGAAGTAATTTGATAAAAACAGGACAACAAACTATAGAAAGTTTTTTTGCAGAAAATGTTAAATATCCAATACAAAATAATACAATTAATATCAATTACGATTCAGATATTCATTTATTTTTGAGTAATCTAACATTTTTGAGTGCTTTAACAATATCAAAAGATAACAATAATATAATTTTTAAACAAAATGAAACATCTGTAAATATTTATGGTAATAGTGCAGGTACAACCAAATTAATTATTAAAAAAAGCGGAAACGATATTTATACTGATTTAGTAATTGAATTACAAATAATTGTAAATAAAATAAATCAACCAAAAGTAATGATTGGTATTGAAGGATTAAATAACATAAATAATAACTATGTTATAACAATAAATAGAAATAAAATATATAATTTTGTTATAAGTAAATTTTTTGAAAATGCATCAATAATTTTTAGTAGTAATTCACAATCTTGTAAAATATCTGGAAATACACTTGTACCATTTAGTGCAGGTACATGTCAAATAGTTGCAACTTTAACTGAAACCAATAATTATTTAGAAACAAAATCGGTACCAATTATTGTAACAGTAATTAAAAATATACAGAATGAACTAGTTTATAATAATATTCCGTCAATTTCTGTTGGTAATAGATTTGATTTAATTGTAAATGGTGGAACAACAAATAATGATGTTGTTTTAAATACATTAACACCTGAACTTTGTTCAATTTATGGTTTAACAAATGTAAAAGCTTCACAAACTGGTAATTGTATTATAAAAGCTACAAAATCAGGAGATTATTTATATGATGATAAAGATGTAAATATAAGTTTTAATATAAATAAGTCGCCACAACCAAAAACTAATATTATAATTGAAAATTTAACAAAAGTAACAAATAATAATTATGATTATGGATTAATAATTGATTCAACAAAAACATATACATTAATACTGAATGGTGTATTAGGAAATCCTTCAAATATACAATATGTATCTTCAGATCCAAACATTTGTGCTATAACTGGTAATATTTTAAAAACTAATAAAACTGGTTTTTGTAATGTTAAAGCAATAATACCAGAGACACCAAATTATTTGGCATCTGAATCATCATTATTAAATATTAATGTTATTAAAAGATCACAAGTTGATTTTGCAATTGGTAGTATGCCAGATGTATATTTTGGTGATACAATTAGTTTACCAATAACTGGTGGAACATTAAGTGGTGAAATTATATTATCATCAGATACAAGTAATAATTGTGTTATACAAAATAATAAAATTTTAACAACTAATGCAGGAACCTGTAGTATAACAGTATTTATGGATGGTAATGATATTTTTGATTCAATAAGTAAAAAAGGAATAAATATTAAAGTTAATAAAAAAAGTCAACCAAATTTAAATGTTGTAATTCAAAATTCACAAATAGATCAATCAAATAATATAATATATTTACCAATAAATAGAGAGAACCCATATAATATAGAACCAACAGGTTTATTAGAAAGTCCTATTGTTATTTATCAATTGTCAAATATTAATGCTTTAAATCCAGCATTAGATGTATGTAAAATTCAAAATAATGAAATATTGGCATTTAGTGAAGGAACTTGTAATTTAAATATAGTTACAACAGAAACAAATAATTACTTAGCATCAACATCTCAACCAATTAAAATTTCAGTTATAAAAAGTATACAAAACGATTTAAAGTTTGGTGAAATTCCATCATTAAATTATAATAATACAATAACACTTAATATATCAGGCGGTTCTGGTACTGGACAAGTTTTATTAAATTCAGATTCAACTAACTGCACAACAAAAGGTCTTACAGTTACTGGCAAAAATACAGGACAATGTACTATAACAGCAACAAATTTAGGCGATGATACATATTTACCAAAAAGTGTAAAAACAACAATAAATGTAAATAGAATTTTACAACCAATATTATCAATATTAATAACTGATTTATTAGATCCAGTAAATAAAATTCAAGATACAAATGGAAATAGCATTTTAAAAGTTAATAGAAATAAAACATATTCATTATCATTAAGTGGATATATGGAAAACCCTAATATTACTTTTAACATAATTAATAATTTTTCACAAAATCAAGATCCTGTTTGTACTATTTCTGGTAATTTATTAACCGCATATTCCGAAGGTTCATGTCTAATTGAAGGAAATTATTCTGAAACACAAAATTATACATCTGGAAAAACAAAACCAATAATAATTTCTGTTATAAAAACTGAACAGTCAGACTTTCTACTAAATACAACACCAACATTTTATTATAATAATCCAACATTAATAGATTTAAATGGTGGGTCATCATCATATCCAATTAATTTTCAGTCTAAAACTTTATCAACATGTACTATAAGTGATAATATTGTTTTTTCAAAAGATGTTGGTGATTGTAATATTACAGCAACAAAACCAGGTGGTTATTTTTATTATGATAAAGTAAAAGATTATAATTTTAAAATATTACAAGAATTTCAACCACCAATTGATATTGTTATTGAAGGGAAAAAATCTGATTTAGAAATAAATGTTGATACATTACCAACTTTATTTGCTAGAAATAAACTTTCAATTTCAAATGAAACAGGTAATAATACTTTTAAAAATGGTGATTATATTATATCATCATCTTCAATTGGTAATACAAATAATGATGCATATAATGTCTTTAGAAAACAATTAGTTACATCTTGGACATCAGGAAACGATACTTATGAATCAATGACTGGTAATTATATAAAAAAAACTGCGTATACTGGTATTGTTGGTGGTAACATGTTATTTGGTGAATGGGTTCAAATACAATTACCATATAATTTAAAAATTACATCATCTAATATATTAAATGGTTTTCCAAATTTGATATCAAAATGTCCTCAGATATTTTATATTGCTGGTTCGATTGATGGATTTACATGGTATTTATTAACTAGTCAAAATGTTCAAACAATTCCAGAAGAAAAAATACCGTTAAGTTTTAATGTTTCAACAAGTAGTTCATTTAGTTATTATAGATTAATAATAAATAAACTAAAAGGTGGTGATAATAATTCAACAAATATTAATTTATTACAATGGAATATTCAAGGTATTTATGCTAATAATACTTATACAATTTCAGTTGATAGAAATCAAAAATTTGATTTAAAATTACAAAATGTTCAAGATAATGCAACATATAGTTTAAGTGCAATTTCAAATTATTCTTTAGAACCTAATGAACCAGTATTAAAATTAGAAGATAATAATAAAATGATCGGATATAACTCGGGTGTATGTGTTTTACAAGCAAATATTAATAAAACAAATAAATATTTAAGTTCTATATCAAATCCACTGATTATTGTTGTTATGAAAAAAGAAGCTGCTGCAATTACAACAGAACCTATTCCACCATTATATTATGGATCTAATGCTGAGATAAAAGTAAAAACTGGATCAAATTTACAATTTAAAACATTAGATCCAAAAAATTGTACAGTTTCTGGAACAACAATTACTGGTATACAAGCAGGAAAATGTATAGTTAATGTTAAAGAACCTGAAACAAGAGAAACGAAAGGTGTTGAATTAGATTTATCTTTAACTGTTTTAAAAGTTGAACAAACAAACTTTAAACTTGTTTTTGATAATCAACAAATGGATTTATCTGATAATATAACATTTAATATTGATAGAAATAGAGAATATATATTAAGTATTTCTGGTTTAATAGAAAATCCAAAAATAACATACAATATAACAACTAATTATTCATTAGATCCAAATGAACCGGTTGTTAAAATAAATGGAAACAAATTAATAGCATATAATGCAGGTGTCTGTTTAATTCAAGCAGATATAAGTGAAACAACAAATTATAAAGCTACAAAAACAAGTCCAATAGTAATAACAGTAAATAAAAATAAACAACAATCTTTAAATTATGATGTTAATTCTTTAATATATAGTAAAAATTCAAAATTAAGTATAGGAGGAGGTTCTACTAAAAATAATATTAATGTACAAGTACAACCTAAATCACAAAAAAATTGTCAAGTAAAAAACTTACAGCAATTTGTTTCCAATGAAGTAAGTTACGGAACTTATGATGTAAATGGTATATATACTGGAGATTGTAAATTATCAGCAACAAAAAATGGTGATTATAATTATGAAGATGTACAATTAAATATACCTTTAGTTGTTAATAGAACTACACAGCCACCATTAAGTATTTCAGTAACTTTAGAACCACAATTTAGTAAAAATATTGAAGGTTTTAATAATATAAATGATTATGATGATTTTAGTAGTTTTGCACCATTTTAATTTTTAATTTAATTTATATAAATTAAATTAAAAAATTAAACAATAGGATATGATCCAGTAGTTAATAATCCACATTGACCAGCACCATTATTATAAGGTTTACCAGTTACTGGATCATTACCTTTACCAATCATCATATACCCCAAGATTTACCCCAACTATTTCTTAATATATAATAATCATCACTTTATCCAACTAATCCAACCCATGATCAATATTAGTGACACAAGTACCTGTAAAAATACCTGAAGAATATAATTGAAATTCTCTTTGATCTGCTTCAATTGCTACAGAAATGGGTTGTTGAGCTAATGCAGACATCATTTCAATGTAAGAATTTGGAATTATATCAATATACTTAATTATATCAGTATTTGGTTGATTTTTACATGTTTTTTGACACATACCTGCAGTTTTAGTTACACCAGAAACATAGGGATAATCAGTATCAGAACAAATACCATTTTTTTTACCAATCCATGTAAAAGCATTATCCATTAGTCCTTCATTGCAACCATGATTAATAAAATTATCACAATCAACTAATTCTTGTTCTGATAAACTATATAATTTTCCATATTTAATTGCAGATGCTTGAATAGTTGAAAAAGACCAACATGAACTGTATTGTCCTTGATATTTAATAGTATTAATTACACCTTGATATCTCCAATCAACTGATAAAGGTACTGGAAGTTTAATAGTATCTATTGAATCATTCGTTTTTAAACTTGAAATTAAATTTCTATTAAAATCAAAACTCATAATTTCTCTAAATTCATCAAATGAATATCCTGAGTAAGCATTATGACCTAGTTTATATGGTAGTCCTTCAGAATTAGTTTGATCAATAAATTTATCATTATTTACCCGATTTTCAAAAACATGAACTAAATGATTCTCATTAAAAATATGAAAATTATGTTCTTCTATCCAATTATTAAATCTTGTTAATCGCATGTATTCAGAAATTGTGTTATTTACACCCAAAATCAAAAAAAAAATAATATTTGATAATATCATTATATTTAATAATAAATTATTTTTATATCTAAAAAAATTGAATAATCTATATAAATAAAAGAGTATCATAATTATTATGAGTATACAAGGTTACACCAATATATATACTAATATTTCATCAATATTAAATAAAGGTCAAGAACATTTACTAAAAGATATTGACTTGAAAGAAATATTATTATTATCTCAAGAACAAATAATTTTATTAATTAGTAATTTAAACAGTTTTATTGTTAATAATAATTATTACTATAAATTTGAAAATTATAATAATCTATTTTCATTGTTAGTCAACATAATTTATGAGTATAATAAAAAAAAAAAAATAATTTTACCTTTGGAAAATATATTTCTATCAAATTTATCTATTTTAAATTTAGGACAAAAATATTTGGAAAAAATAAAACCTTATATAATTGAATTAACTAAACAAAGCAAAATAGATATTGATAAAATTTTAATAAATGTTGCGTGTAAAGGTACTCTACCAATTTATTTTTTTTGGAGAAGATTATTAAAAAATAATAGTAAAAATTTTATGGTTCAATTATTAGCTTCATCATGTTTAAATAATGATATGAGAATATTAAAATTTTTAATTACAAATGAAGAAATAACAATTAGTGGAAATAATATAGAAACTATATTTTTAAATATTTTTGATTCTAGGAATTCAAATAAAAAACAATTTAAAATGCTTAAGATAATTAATGAAAGAATACCATTAAAAGATTATTTGAATATTATGCTATATTACACTGATTATAATTTAAGTAAATGTAATACTATTTGTAAATTTTATCATATCAACAATACTTTATCTTATTCAAATATCACAAATTTAATTTCAAATAGACTTATGGTAATAGATAATAATAATACAACAGAAAGTGTAGAAGAATATAATAAAATCATTATTAATCAAATAAATAAACTTATGATTTCATCTTATGAAAAAATTTTATTTTTGATAGCAAAAAATATGTTTATATGTAATATTACAGAAGAAGAAACTTTATTAATCAATTCAAAATTATTTGAAAATATTATTAATTCAAATAAATATAGTATTGTGTCGCATATTTTAAACAATAATTGTGGGACTAAAAATTTATGTGTTCGTGCAAATAATCAACTTTTATGTTTAATAATTAAAGAATATTCCACAAGCCTTTTCTTCAATCAATATTTAACTGAAAATAATATTATAACATACTATAGTTGTATTGGATTTTATACAAGATTTTTTACAAGTACAAACAAAACGATGATTACTATTAATTATATTTTACATAAACTTAGATGTATTTGTAAAAAATATAAAAAAAATAAAATATATGAAATAAAAATTCAAACAGCACCAGTAATTAATGAAATAAAAAATTTTATTCCAAATAAATTTATTACTGTTTTAAATAAAGGTTCTTATTTATTTCAATTAAGTAAACAAAAATTTACAACTTTACCACCAAGACATATAATACCATATGAAATACATTATCTAAATTCATGTTTAATTAAAGAAAAATCAGATGGTATTAATGTTACCAAATTGCCAATTAACATTAATCCAAATATTTATGAAGTGATAGATAAAACAATAAAAGCTGAGTATATTGAAGAATATGATTTATATTTAGTATATGATATTAATATTGAAGATATGGATATACTTGAAAGACAAACTTATTTACGCTCAATACACCCATATACCTCAAAATTAAATAATTTTCAAATTATTACAAATATGAATGAATTAAAAGAAAATATTGAATATGAAAGAACTAATATTTTAAATTTCATTAAATCTTCTAATGAAGATATTAAATGGTATCCTAAAGCATCATTTAAAATAAATAAATTTAGTGAAGATTTTATAAAAGAAATTAATAATTTTATTGAAGAAACAAATGTTGATTTTAATAATTATATAAATCTAAATGGTATAATTAAAAATGATGGTTTAATAATAGTACCATTAGATGGTACAAGAGAATTAAAAATTAAACCAAAAAGTTTGATGACAATAGATTTATTATACAAAAATAACTTTTGGTTTGATAATAATAATATCATACACCATAATATTATAAATACTAATAAATGTAAAGAAGGTAAAATATATAGATGTTATCCATATATTAATAATAATATATATTTTGAACCAAAAGAAATTAGATATGATAAAAAAAGACCAAATACTAATAATATTTGTCAAATTATTAATTCAATTGTGAACTTTAATTGGTTAAATAAATTATATGAAAATAATAATTACTATCATAAATCAGAAATTATATATGATAACAAAATAAAAAGAATATTAGAACAAAATAAAAATATATTTTATAATTTTATAAAAAAAATCAAACCTAATGCAAATAGATTTTGGCTTGATTTGGGTTGCGGGAATTGTAAATTTTTTAATTTTATCAAGAATTATAACCCAAAAAAATATGTTGGTATTGATTGTGATATGAAAAGTATAATAAATGCATTTAAAAAATATAATGATGAACCAGAGTTTGAAATTCATAATTGTGATTTAAATTCAGATTGGAATAAATATAATTTGAAATTGTTTAATTTTAATATGGATATATTATATGATTATATTATTTGTAATTTCAGTTTAATGCATTTTTGCAATAATCAATTTTGGGAAAACCTGAATAAAGTTTCAAAAAAAGGAACACAATTTATTTTTAATATTACAATTCCAAATTGTAATTGGAGTATGAATAATAGCTACTTAAAGTCAAATAATATAGAAACTGAAATATTTTTAGAATGGATACATATAAATCCAATAAAAGAAAGAATAATTTCAAATGAAGAAATAAATAATTATGCTAAACTATTTGAATGGGAAATTTTAAAAATAGATAAAAATAATGAAAATAATTTAATATCTTGTTATTATTGGTACATTTTACAAAAAAAATAAATTATCTAATTTAAATTAATGGAAAATTTAGATTATATAATTTTATTTGGTTTACTTATTTTAGCTTTATATTTTGTAAATAATAAAAAACAAGTAATTAAAAAAGAAAAAAAAATAAATTATAGTGATATATATGTTGTAAAAAATAATATCAAAACACAAAATAAAATATCAAATGAAAACAATAATTCTGTAAAAAAAATAACAGATAAAGAAATAAAACAAATTAATATTGAAAAAGGTAATACAACAAGACAATCTATTATTCATGAATCAGGAGGTTCAACACATTATAAAGAAGTAAAACTCATTACAAATATTTCTGGAAATAAAATAATTGAAAAAGAAAATGCACAATCATATAGAAAATTACCAATTAAAATTAAATAAATGAATATTCATTTCCATCATATGCATCAAAATCACTATTTTTTTTTACAAAATCATTATAATAAAAATAATTATTACTTTGCTGTTCATTATTTTTAGCTATAATTTGTTTTTCTTTATTTTCTATTTGTTTATTTAAATCATTAAAATTTGTTGCTTTTACAATCATATTTTGTATTAATTGTTCTTTGATTTTATTTTTAACAACTTCATATTTTTTACATTTTATTATTGATATACCAACTAAATCTTTATTAATTATTTCATCAAATTTAATATCACCTTTAAAATTAGAAACAACTAGATTTGCTATTGATAATGCTGTTTCTTCATCTTGACATGATATTATAATTTCACCACTTCTTGGATCAAAATTAATATTAGTTAAATAGTTTTTCCAATTTTCATAATCATTTAATGAAGGTATTTTTGCTTTTATATAAAAATTATAAGGATCATTTGAACCATATTTATATATTATTTTTGTCCATGGTTTTGGATCATAAAAATCCCAATGTATAAAATTATTTTGTTTATAATCATATGGTTTACCGTATTTATTGATATCAACCTCTTCATGATATATTTGTTGTTTTTCTTCTTTTAGTTTTTGATTTGGATGTTTTATGATAATATTATTTACGAAATCCTGATTATTATTTACGAAATCCTGATTATTATTTATAAAAACTGAATTATTATTTACGAAATCCTGATTATTATTATTTATAAAAACTGAATTATTATTTACGAAATCCTGATTATTATTATTTATAAAAACTGAATTATTATTTGTGAAATCTAAACTATTTTCTGGTTGAACTTGATTTATTATATTTTGTTGATATTTAATTATTTCTTGTTGTTGAACAATTATTTCATCGCTATTTACTTTATTGTTTTTATTAATATTTATTATTTCTTTTATATTCTGATTATTTTGTTTAATTTTTGATATGTATTTTGTATTTTCATCATTTTCACTTAATCTATCACTATTTTCACTCAGATCATCACTATTTTCACTTAAACCATCACTTAAACTATCACTCAGATCATCACTATTTTCACTTAAACCATCACTTAAACTATCACTCAAATCATCACTTAATTTATCACTTAGATCATCACTTAGATCATCACTTAATTTATCACTATTTTCACTAATAATATCAGATTTATAATTATTAATTTTAAAGATATTTTTATTTGTTTTATAAAAATAATTACCAATATTTAATGTTTCATATAAATCATAAAACAATATTAATAAAATAATTACAAAAAATATTTTTTTTATCATATTGATAATAATTAGAAAAAAATATAATACTGATTTAAAAACGTCTAACAGGTTGTTCATATATTAAATCATAAAATGTATTTTTAATATTATCACTATACGAATAGTTTATATTATATGGAATATCTTTATATTCATATTGTACTCTGTTATAAATATTATAAATAAAATAATTTTGTGTAAGTAAATTTATGGTTTTATCCATAACCATAATTAAATCTTTATCGTTACTTATTTCATAAATATAATTATTATAAATACTAAAATTGTTTTCAATTATGTCAATAATATTTTCTCCAATTGTTTTAAATTTTAAATTAAATTTATTAATTATACTTTCAGGTAATAATTTAATAATAAAATTATCAAAATTATACCATCCTAATTCATATTTTATGTATTTATCTGAACTGAATTCTTTATTTTTATTTTTGATGTAATCATACATTGTATGATTATACAAATTATTAAACAAAAATATTTTTAAATTTTTATCATAGTTCTTAATAAATTCACTAAAATTTCTATATGTATGATAAATTTTTGCTTCTCTATATTGAAAAACTTTGCCAAAATGAAAAATTAAATCAATATGTTCATTGTTTAACTCTTGTTTTGTATTCTGATAAAAATATTTTGTGTTTATATAATTCACAATTAGTTGATCTCCCAGTTCAATATTTAAATAAGGATATCCATCTTCACTAAAAATGGTAAAATTAATTCCTTCCTTTGTTTTATTTCCATATAATTTTGAATAAGAACTATTCTCTGTACCATCAAACCATTGATAATACATTGTATATTTTTTTTTATTCAATAAAATAATAAATTTATTATATTTTTCAATAAAATTTTTTATCATTTCAAGTTTATTAATCCCTCTTGCTAAATAATTTTCTAGATCTACCGTTTTAGTGATATCGTTAAAAGAATATGTTGATAATAAATTGTAATCTGTTGAAATATATTCAACTTCATATTTTTTTGTAATTAATTTTTCAAATTCAGGATTTGTATGAAAATACTTAAAATTATTATCTTTGGATATCAATTTAAATTTTGAAAAAGGAGGTATTAAAAATTCTTCTTCATTTGGAAATAGGGAAAAGTTTTCAATAAAATATCCTACCCCTTTAACATTTTTTGGTATATGAATTTTCATTAATATTAAACCAAATGTTCCATTTAATCCAGGACTATAAAAAGGATCTCTTGTAGTTGATGTAAACCCATTATCATAAAATGTACTTCCAATTAAAAGATTTTTTATAAAAGAATCATCCCATAAAAATCGATAAAAAATATAATCTTTTTTTAAAGATGAACTATTTTTATATGCATTTAAAATTAATTTTAAACCATTATAGATATATGTATTCATATTTGTTTGTAATGGATCTTTAACTCTTAAGTAAAAATTAAAAATAAATGATCCATAAAATGAATAAAATGTAATCCATGATATAATATTATTATCAATAATATTTTTGGTATGATCTTTTATTTCATCAAATGAAACATCATTTGTTGAAATTTTTTTACAAATATTATAATGTGTTTCTTTATCATTTAATAATTCTAAATCTATATTTTCTTTAATAAGACCCATATTTTCACCTAATTTAATCAATTCATTTTTTGAATAATATGGTTTTAGATGTTTAATATATGGATTAAAACTTTTTCTCTTACAAATACTTATTTGTAAACCTAATAATTTGCTGTATTTATACAAAACTTTATATGATGTATCAATTAATATTTTTAAATTATAGTTATCTATTATTTCTAAATTTTTTTTAAATAATTTACTTTTATTTTTATCTTTTTTAAATTCATTAAATTTAT